ATATTATCAGGAAATAGATCGAAGAATGAAAGTTGACTTTCCATCTAAATTTGGTAATAATGAGGCAGAGAAAACGTCCGCTCCCGTGCAAACGGTTGCATCAGCAAATAGAAGCGTAAAACCAGGACGCAAAACTGTGAGACTCACATCTTCTCAAGTAGCAATAGCTAAAAAATTAGGTGTGCCACTCGAAGAGTACGCAAAACAACTAAAAAACACGGAAGGAGCGTAAAATGGAAAAGCAAAAAAATACTTCACGTGCGAACCAAACACGAGAAAAGTCTGAAAGACCTAAAGTGTGGGTTCCACCATCTTCTCTAGATGCACCCCCTGCACCTGATGGATTCAGGTATAGATGGATTAGAGCAGAAAGCGTTGGCTTTCAAGATACGAAAAATATATCTGGACGATTAAGAGAAGGATATGAATTAGTTCGTTCTGAAGAAGTCGAAAATGCATCTGACTATCCAGTCGTCGAAGACGGCAAATACAAGGGAGTGATTGGGGTCGGTGGCCTTCTACTTGCGAAGGTACCAGAAGAGATTGCGAGGCAACGTCAAGAGTATATGACTAATCGTCATAAACAAAGAGATGAAGCTGTGAAAAACGATCTTATGAAGGAGCAGGATCAGAGGATGCCGATCAATGTTGATAGGCAGTCTCGTGTAACCTTCGGTGGTACTAAAAAATAATTTTTTAATTATTTCTATATCATCGGATTAACTTAAACATAAACATTGGAATAGGAGAAAACTATGGCTAATAAAAACACACAAGGTTTTGGACTTATCCCAGCTGGAAGATTAGGTGGAGGACCATCTATCCAAGGTCAAGGGAAATACAAAATCGACGCTGGCCACAGCACAACTATATACAATGGTGAATGTGTTAAAATCTCTAGCGGTTATGTAGTAGGCGGAAACGGTTCTGCTGCAGATATCTTAGGTGTTTTGAACGGAATTTTCTACAACGACGCTTCAACTTTGAAGCCGACTTTTGCAAATTTCTACAAAGCAACTATTACACCAGCTAACAGTGAAGACACAACAGCCTTTGTAATAGACGACCCTTTCCAGCAATACGTGGTTGCAGCGGATGCGGCAACTGGAGTAGCAACATTTCTAGAAACGTATGACATGAACTCATCAGCAGGTAGCGATACTACTGGTAAGTCTTCGTCTACTCTAGACATCGGAACTACTTCGGCTAACGGTAAACAATTTAGAATGTTAAGATCAGCAGAGGATCCTGAAAATGAGGATGCTACTGCGGTTAGACATTCAGTAGTTGTTGTATCGAACCTAAATTCGTTCAACGGCCACAATTAATAGGAGCATATAGACATGGCAATATCACGATCACAGCTAGTTAAAGAACTAGAACCAGGCCTAAATGCACTATTTGGGCTGGAATATAAAAGGTATGAAAATCAGCATGCTGAGATTTATACAAACGAAAACAGTGACAGAGCTTTTGAAGAAGAAGTAATGTTATCTGGTTTCGGAAACGCACAAGTGAAAGGTGAAGGTGCAGGCGTATCTTTTGACGAAGCACAAGAAACTTTCACAGCTCGTTACACTCACGAGACCGTAGCTTTAGCATTTGCTATCACAGAAGAAGCTATCGAAGATAATCTCTACGATAGACTTGCTGCTAGATATACAAAAGCTTTAGCAAGATCTATGTCAAACGCTAAACAAGTGAAAGCAGTTGAGCCTTTAATAAATGGTTTGCCTTCAACAGCAACATTTAAATCAGGTGATACAAAAGCTTTGTTTACAACTGACCACCCTACAGTAGCAGGTACTTTTTCAAATACCTTAACTACTCAGGCAGATCTTAACGAAACATCTTTGGAGCAATCGATGATTGACATCGCTGCTATCACAGATGAAAGAGGTCTTAGAGTTGCAGCTAGAGGGGTAAAAATGATTATCCCTTCAGAGCTTCAGTTTACAGCTGAGAGACTTATGAAGTCTCAAGGTAGAACTGGAACAGCTGACAACGATATCAATGCAATCGTATCTATGGGTATGATTCCGCAAGGATACAGAGTTAATAATTACTTAACTGACTCTGATGCATTCTATATCTTGACAGACGTACCAAACGGTATGAAAATGTTCACAAGAGCTCCGTTGACAACTGCAATGGAAGGTGATTTCGACACTGGCAACGTAAGATACAAAGCTAGAGAAAGATACTCATTTGGTGTATCTGACCCTAGAGGTATCTTCGGTGTAGAAGGTGCGTAATAAAATCTAATTTATGGGGCGGTTGTAAAATCGCCCCATTTATAAACATAAATGGTGAGATTATGAAAAAATTCAGAATTAAAATAAACGCTTACAAATACCACGCAGATTTCACAGTAGAATCAGAGGACTCCGCAGAAGGCATAGAAAATGCAATCATTGACAGATTGGGAAAATCTGATATAAAATGGGAGTATCTTGGAGAAATGATGGATCCAAGAGTTAACAGAATAACCTATGAGGAGGTTATTAATGGAGGCGATAATGCAACATCTGGAGACCCTTTACACACAGAAGAAGGGACTAGATCTTCAATGGGAGCAGGAGCATCTTAAAGAGGGTAGATATACTCTCGATATGGTTAAGATCGATAGAAAAGTTAGAGAAGTGATTAGCCAAATCAAAATTGCAGAAGCAGAAAAAGCTAATGCACAAAATAAAATTGACGATGCTGCTCCTCAAGTTTCAGTAGCTACTTAATAAAAAGCTACATCGTTGGAAAAATCCAATCCACACTATAGGCTCTCTTGCGCTTTACTTAAATCTACTATATAAAATGATTACTGTATAATTAATTAGAACATAGACGCATACAGTCGACGGCCTAGAGACTATGTTCTGCAAACTAGGAGGATACTATGGCAACAACTACATTTTCAGGACCAGTAAAATCACAAAGAGGATTTGTTACTGCAGGACCTGATTCGATTGTAAACATTACAGCGGAAACCACTTTAACTTTTGCTGCTCACGCAGGTAAAGTTATTAAAGTAAATGATGCTGATGGAGCAATCACACTTCCAACAATCAAAGCAGATAGCAAAGGTGCATCAGCTGGGGACAATGACCCTAATGTGAACAGTCACTTAGGTGCGGTCTACAAATTTTTCGTAGGCACGGATTGTACAGATTGCGATATTAAAACTGACGGAACTGACAAGTTTGTTGGTCACGCAACTATCGTAAACGTGGCAGATGGAACTAACAGCACGTTTGTTCCTGCATCAGCTAATGATGTTATCAGCATGAACGGTGGAACTACAGGTGGAGACAAAGGTAGTACAGTTACTATCACTGCACTTGAGGACAATGTATATTTAGTAGAAGCTGTGTTGATCGGTACAGGTACTGAAGCAACACCTTTTGCAAATAGTTAATAAATAAACTCGGAGCGCCTGGTGATGCAGGCGCTCTTTAAAAGGAGGACAAAAAAATGGCAGACACAGTATTAAATACAACTGTATTTGATGGAGCAAAAAAACTTATCACTCACTACAACGTAGTTTCTGATAACTCTGGAAGCACAACTAAAATAGTTGATGTTTCTGGATTAGCATCTAACAATGGTAAAACTTGCAAAACTGTAAGACTTAATAAAGTTAGTTTTAATGTTTCTGTAACAGCACCAGCTGATGCAATTAGAATGCAATGGGATGCTGACACAGATGTAGTATTTCAAACTTTAGCAGGTGAAATGGAATATGACTATTCATCCTTTGGTGGACTTAAAAATACTGAAGCAACAGGTTTTACAGGTGATGTAAATGTTGTTTTACCCGCTTGCGCAGCAGGAGATACAGGTACGATTGTTTGTGAATGGATTAAAGTTTACGAATCGTAGGAGTTTAAATGGCTAATACTACTTCGGGAACAGCGACGTTCGATAAAACTTTTGCTATTGATGAAATAATAGAAGAAGCTTTTGAAAGAATAGGTCTGCAAAATGTTGCTGGTTACCAATTAAAAAATGCTAGAAGAACGTTAAATATATTGTTTCAAGAATGGGGCAATAGAGGTATCCATTATTGGGAAGTAGATGAACTCAATATGGATTTAATTGAAGGTCAATCAGATTATGACTTTTTTAGATCTAGTGATGATGGTACGAGTGCCGTTTCTACACCAGCAAATGTATTTGGAATGTCTGATATTCTTGAAGCACAGTTAAGATCTAATAGAACTCAAACAACACAATCAGATTCACCGATGACTAAAGTAGATAGATCTACTTATGCAGGTTTCTCTAATAAGTTATCTAAAGGCACACCTAATCAATATTGGGTAGAAAGATTTATTGATAGGGTTAGAGTGCATATTTACCCAACACCTGATTCTTCTAATGCATCTAAAGACATGCATTTTTATTACATAAAAAGAATACAGGATGTAGGTGATTATACAAATGCAACTGATGTTCCATTTAGATTTGTACCTTGCATGGTATCAGGATTAGCGTATTATTTATCCATGAAATATCAACCAAATTTAATTCAAACAACTAAATTAGTGTATGAGGATGAATTGCAAAGAGCACTTGCTGAAGATGGTTCAGCTTCAAGTACATACATAACACCAAAAGCATACTACCCAGGAACATAATGGCAAAATACGCAACAGGTAAATACGCAAAAGCAATATCAGATAGATCTGGTATGGAATTTCCATACAAAGAAATGGTTAGAGAATGGAATGGTGCTTTTGTTCACGTATCAGAGTTTGAACCAAAGCAGCCTCAGTTAGAACCAAAACCTATGAATGGTGATGCAATATCTTTAAGAAATGTAAGACCAGGTAGATCAGAACCCATTGTGACTGTTAGAATAATTGAAGATGGATTTGAAACATACGAGGCAGGGTCAAGAATAATAAATGTTTCTTCACCAGGTCATGGTTTAACTAATGGAACAACTTATAGATTTAGAGGAGCACCTACTACTTCGCCTGGAACTGGTTCTGCAACCAGTCCTGTTTTTGCTTACGCTAACATTTCAAATTTTGATGGAATAACGGGATCTAATATAACAAAAGCTGTGGGTTATGCTATAACAACTGGTTTGTATAAAGATGGTGCTAGAGTTACAACGGATTATTCTACATCTAATTTTTTTCATTTTACAGTTGATACAGATACTGCTACAGTTGGTGGAAAAAAAGGAGGAGGTTATGGTTGTTCGGTGGGACCTGTAACTATAGAAGGATGATAAAAAAAATTAAAAAAATAATGTGTAATTTATTTGGTATTAAGGAATGTGGATGTTCAGAAACAAAAACTGAAATTAAAGAAGAAAAAAAACCAGATCATTGTCCTAGTCATTTAAGATTTAGGAAAAGTTGTCCACGTTGTCAGGAGGTTGTAGCATAATGGCAGGATTAAGTGCATCAGGATTAAAAACACAAATTAGAAGTTATACAGAAACAGATTCTAACGTTTTATCAGACTCTGTTTTAGAAAATATAATTTTAAATGCACAGTATAGAATATTTAGAGATGTACCTATTGATGCAGACAGAAAACAACAATTAGGTAATTTTGTAGCTGGACAAGAATCTATAAACTGTCCTGCAGGAGCTGTATTTATTAGAGGTATACAAGTTTATGATACAGCAGGATCTGAAATTACAGGAGCTAACAGATGGCTAGAGAAAAAAGATTTAACTTATTTACAAGAGTATCAGGATGTAACTGGAACCTCCGCTGCTCAAGGTCAGCCTAAATATTATGCTATGTTTGGTGGTGCTACAGGTGAGGCAGATACTAATTCAGGTAGAATATTTGTAGCTCCAGTTCCTAACACAACTTACAGATTTAGAGTGCATTTTAATAAAATGCCTGATCTTTTAGAAAATAATGATACTAATTATATTAGTCTTAACTTTCCAAATGGGCTATTATATTGCTGTCTATCAGAGGCATATGGGTTTTTAAAAGGTCCGATAGATATGTTGACTTTATACGAAAATAAATATAAACAAGAAGTACAGAAGTTTGCTAATGAGCAAGT